ACGGCCCTCATAGGGAACCTCGGCATCGTCCAGAGCCGCCTCGGCGGTCTGAATCGCAGCCACAGTCGCAGCGCCAGTCGCCAGAGTGCCAGTGATCTTCTGGGAAGCATCAGCGGCGCCAGCGTACTTGGCGAAACGGTAGGCGTCCAGCTCGGGAACGACCTCGGTGCGCTCGGTCTCGCCCACCAGGGAGCCAAAGGCCATGCCTACGGACTCGTCGTTGTCCATCACGTCAACCATGTAGCTGCGCCCGCGGTCGATCTCGATGGTGTAGGGAACCCAGGAGCCATTCACGTCGCCGGGAATGAAGCCCGCGTTGCGGCTGTAGTTGCCCAGGCCAACAGGGTCGATGGTGAAGATGTTGGCGGTCTTAGCGCCGATCCAGCGGACGCGCTCATTCGCGGTGTCCAGCAGGGAGGAGAGGGAACCATACTTGTAAATTTCATCCAGAATCGGCAGATACCGACTGGCAAGACCAATCGTGTTGGTCACGGGAGCGGTGACAGTAGTCGCCATACTCAATCATCCTTTCTTTGTGTTATCGTCTTGGAGGAGCGCCCATCCAACGGCGCATATCCTCATAGTCTTTGTCCACGGTGGTATTCGTCGTGGGCGGTGTGCCAGCCGAAAGTCCCGGCTGACGGTTCAGTGCTTCGTTGTTCAGGCGGGTTGTGGTCGCCTCAACAAACGCTTTCAGGCAGTCGAACACGGAATCCATGTCGCCATCCGCAAGCGCGTTAGCGGTCTTGCCAGCAAGTTCAGCGTCCATGTTCAGCGCAAGGCATTTACCTGTATAGTCGCTGACGCGCTTCTCCTTGCGCAGCGTTTCCAGTTCTTCCCGCATGGCCTGTTCCTGTTCAGCGCGTTCGGCCTCGGCGCGTTCGGTTTCGGTCTGCTTGGCTCGAAGCTGTTCCTTGTAGGAAGCCGCTTCGCTGTTTGCCTTGGATAGCAGCCTTTTCAGCTTTTCGACCTCGGCAGTATCGGCCTTATCGGTCTTGACAGGTTCAGTCTTTACGGTTTCAGTCTGTTCCACATCAGGGGTAGCATCCGTGGTAGCGGAAGTGACAACGGTATTTTCATCCATGCTCTTAAACCTCCGTTTGTTTAGGCGGTTGTCTCCGCACGTTTTCTGTTTGTTGAACGGGTTGTCTCCCGTCTGCGAAACTTGTAAAGCGCAGTCCCTTGCGCTGTAAAAGCGGCATTAGCCGCGAATTACCTCAACTACGCAGCGACAGCCGATATTATTCTCAGGGAGGGCGAACCCGCCCGGATATTCAGCACTGTCACCGTCATACGAATAAAATCTCTCGCCAAACGGAACCACCATACCTTGAAGGTACGAGTGAGTGTCACGTACACGGTCATCTTCCATCGTCTGCCAACGCTTTGAAGTGGAGCCTTGAAGCCCGTTCGCAACAACTGCATCAACGGCTCCTTGGTTGTATATCCTCGTCGCGTCCGTTTCAGCTATGCGCCGTATGTCGTACAGCGTACCGCCGCTGTCGTAGTAGCCCATCACGCGGTCACGCCACGTTTCGCCAGCTACAGGCGCGTACACAGCCGCGTCCACAGCGTCTACAGAGGGCATTTCAGCCGTTCCGAGTTCGGTGTTGGTTGCAGTAGCACCGTTGGCGTAGGACAGCAGGAACAGGTCAAGCAACTCGTCTATGATGTCCTCTGCGTCCTGTCTTGACTTGATCTTGCCCTCGTCGTTGAAGTGGGGCTTCAGCTTGTCCTCTAAGGCGTTGATCTCGTCAATCGGGAGAATCGTCATACGGAACCACCCGTTTCATCCTCGCCGTTGTCGCTGTCCCTTTCGATGATCTCCGCTTCGCCCTGCCCGTTGGTCTGCTGCTCAACCTCATCCGCCTTGTCCGGGTCTCCCCAGATCATCCGAAGATACTTGTCGCTCATCTTCATATCGGCCACAGGGTCATTGGAGATGCCCGACTTGTAAGCCGCCAGTTCGGGATGCAGACCGCTTGCCAGCATCGTATTGAACGCCTGGGCCTTGCTCTGGATGTTTGCGGTTTCATTCCGCACCAGGTTCAATTCAAAGTCGTTCAGGTCGATGTCCAACAGTCCGCGTTGCTGCAATATCTTGACCAATATCCTGTCAAACTGCTTATTGCTCTCTTTGAACAGGTCGCCGCAGTTGCGGGCGGCACAATCGGCCTGATACCATCCGTCGCGGGCCAATACAGCGGCTCCAGTGTCCGAAGTGGACGAACCACCCTTGGTGGAACTCGGCATTGCGCATATCCGAAGAACCTGTTCATACAGGTTGTCCACCAACACCTGGGTCTGCGTCTGGTCAAGCTGCTCACTGAATATCTTTAACTCGGCCTTGTTTTCACCGATGGACTTCAGTTCAATAAGGCCCTTGTCCCGAACGTCGCGGGAGGACTTGCCATCCGGCAGTTCGCAGTTCACCAGCACCAACAGACTTTGTATGAACTGCTCTATGCCGTCTGCCCGGTTCGACTGGATGTTGTTGATCTCGTCCAACAGAGGCAGCACCGCTTCAAACGCGCCCATGTTCACACTGTTGTAACGGTATTCGATAATCGGGATCAGCCCCAGCGCGTTCGGCTCCACACTGTCCACGGAGACAGCCGTCGCAAGGAAGTCGCTGTTTACCTGTGAAGTCATCAACCGCCCGGTTGCGCCGCCCGTCAGGTGATACACGCTGTCCTTCGTGAACACGTCGAACTTCGCAATGCCGTCCGATACGACCATGTTCACGCCCATGACAGGCTCGTTGCCGGGTCTCAGCGAATACACCACGAAAGCGGATCGCGGGTCTAAGGCATAACAGTGAATCGGGGTATCAGGGTCATTGTCCCTGTCCGGCTCCACGTACAGAACGCCCTTGCCGACTGTGTGGAACCAGTTCACAACCTTATCGTCAGCCACTTGCTTGTAGCTTCGGTAAAGGAACTCGTTCAGCTTGTCCACCTTGTCCTGTACACCCTCGCGCCGCGCCGTATAGAACGCGGGCTGTGTCAGGAAGTAGCCGTTCTTAAAGGCGACAATCTCCTCCGCGTGGTTTTCCTGCACGATGTTCAGAATTTCAGGCCGGACTTCCTTATGCCGATTCAATATCGGCTGCACATTGCGCCGATACCAGTACAGGAAATCCTCTTGCAAAAGATTCTGAACGTGATACGGCAGCGCCGTGTTCAGTTCTTCCACCACGTTCTCAGCGGTAATCTCATCGGAGGACGCATAGATGTCCAACCGCCCGAACAGGTCATTGGAAATCACCCTCGTAAGCGTGGACACATTGCTCTCATCGTCCATGCGCTTTCACTCCCTCCGAATCCAAAAATTAAAAGACCCCAACGTGCGTTATTTGCACATTGGAGCCTTCTCCACTTCCCCGCTGACCTTTCAGCGTGGGGTTATCTGTTATTCCACAACCAGCCGCTTCTTCCGAACGGTCTTGATATTCAGGGTTCCGTCAGGCTTGCGGTAAATCTCAATCTCAAAGCCCTTATCGAGCCAGGAGTTGATCGCCGCGACTTCTTTTTCAGTCAGCATAATGGGCCTCCATAGTTCTATCTAACAGTATACTATCACAAAACAAAAGTTATGTCAAGTATTTTAGCTTGACATAATGAAAATTTATATTGAAAAACCACTTGACATATAAATTCTCTAATGGTACAATACTCCTGTGTTAGCGACAATGTGATTAGCCATAAAATTGCTGATCCGTTGAACACAAAAGGCGCTTGTACCAGAAGCGCCTTTTTCTTTTGCCCTAAAACGGTCTTTTGACAATTTCAACCTTGTTCATAGCGAAGGATTGCACAAATTCCGCAAGCTGGGCCATGCCGTCAGGCACATCGTCGTGCTTGTTCTTCCCAACCATCGTCCATCCGCACAAGAATTGCATAAACCGCCGATATTCCTTGTCGTTCTTTATCACGGAATCGTCCTTGAACAGACAATGCTCCTTCACCCACGGCGAATTGACAATGATTTTTGTCTCTTTTTGGGCTGTCGTGTACTTCGTGGTGATCTTGCACCTGCCGCCAGCCTCCTTGACCTTCTCCTGGACGCTTGAAGCAATGCGCCCACCCGCCTGATTGCTCTCAAAACGGGCAAGCTGCACACCGCGATCCACCAAGATGTTCACCAACCTTGGCTCTACAATGTCCGGGTTCCCATTGTCACAAATCACGCCGTCGATGTAGAAGTCAGGCCCGAACTGATAGGCCACGGGCATCACAAAGTAGTCAACGCCCCTGTCTTTCGTGTCGCACACCGCTATAATCGCGTCAGGCTCACCGTCAGGCAGTTCAAAGTACCGCCGCAGTTCATCCGTGCTGTACAGCAGCCCCTCACGCTCAATGGGCTGGTTCATAAACAGCGCACGCCAGTCCACATCGTCCATGACTTCCCGCTGTTCCCTTAATGTCTTTGTTGAATACCCAAGGTTATAGGGGTAGTCCCAAAGGCTTTCGTCCTTCTCGTCCATAGCTGGCATCGTAATGAACCGTGCCCTGTCGTTGTCCCCGTACTCCATCTCCAATCGGCCAACAACGTCGTACACAGACCAGCGAGTGCTAATGTGCAACTCTTTGCACCTGTCGCCAAGTTTCCTCTGCCGTAGGTCAGTCGTGTATATCCCCCACAGTTTGTCCAACCTGTCCTTCGACAGCGCTACCTCTGACCCGCTTACAAGGTCATCACAATACAAAAGCTGCATGGCCCTGTACAAACCAGCGTTGCCCGTGCCAATCGACGTGAACTGCAAGGATTCAAACCTCTTGCGCTTGCCAAGGTCGATACGACAGTCCTTCGCGTTCGTGCTGCTTACCTGAACGCCAGGAAACACGTCATGCCACAGGTATTCCCCGTTCGCGTCCATGATACGCAGACATTCGTCATAAGCCCCGCGAACCCAACTATTGCTATGTGATCCTGTCAGGATCGGAGAATCAGGGTACTTTCCAGCCAACCACGTCATGTAGAATATCGCCAACGTGCTTTTGCCTACTCCTGGCGGCATCGAGATAGCCAACAAGTCCAGCTTGTCATCGGACAAGTCCTGCAAGGCATCCACGACAACCTTTAGTTGTTTCCTCCTTGGCGCGTAAAACTTCTTGCTCGGCTCCCTGTTCCACTCGACATACAGTAAAAAACTGTCAAAATCATAAGGCGCAGCAGCCAGCAGGACGGACTTATGCAACGCGAACAGCAGACCAACCTCTGCCATATTCGTCGTAGCCATCACGGGCATACAGGCCATGATCTGCGCCGACAGCCAACGCAAACCATCCAACCCTGCGGCGAAGTCCTCACGGATCAGCAGCTTACAGGCGTTGAACATCCCCTCATACCCACTGTACCCATAGGGCTGTTTTTTGATTTTTTCGCGCAATTCGCGGACAAGGCTCTGAATGTCCATATCCACCTCCGTTATTTGCGCTGATATTATATTCACAAAACCCATTCTCGTCAACCTTCTTCTCCCCCGCCTTGTAAAAACTCTTTCCCCGCGTAAAAAGTCGTGAAAGCTCGCAAAGTGTTATGTGTGTGGGGGGATTCTGTCCCCCCCACACTTAACATAACGCTTTGGCATTTCTGCGTTTTGTAAAAAGTAAAAAATATATAAGGGTTTTTACTTTTTACAAGGTCAATTATGACCGAAATTTGACACCAGTTTTTGCGTCTTGTTATGAGTTTATTATGCGATTTTCGGTGGTTTTCGAGTATAAGTCCAAGCTATTGAACCTTCGCGCCACTCCTTGATAACTTTGTCGTATAATGGCCTATTGTTCATGTGCTCAGGCTTGGGCCAATCATAAGGCCATACATCAGCATTATAGGCATCTATCAACATTCGCTTGCATTTGGCATAACATACTTCCTTGACACCAGCCATTTCCATAATCTCATGTTCAGTATATCTTGGACGAAATATGTCATAAGGGCTGATCTTTCTGAATTGAGTGCTGTTCTCCGCTATCAAACGCATTACTTTTTCGTAGTCCGCAGGTGTTTTACCAACATGGACACCTCGCTTCTTTGCCTCTGCAATCCCTTGTTTGACAAGATAGTTGTGATGGTCTGTACCTTTTTGCTTATGCCATTTCTGATGACAAACAGCGCATAAAACTATGATATTTGACGGTTCATCTTTCCCGCCAAGCACTACAGGCACTAAATGATGATACTGCAAGTCGTTCTCGTTTCCACAAGCAGCACAAAAGTGATATTTAGCATCTTTGATCCATTGCGGTACAGTTCTACTCACATTATTCACCTCGATTTTTTGACTTTTCGGGAACTGAGGGATTAACCCGGCTCAGTTTGCCCTATCCCTATACTCCCCCATGGGTATACCCATGCTTGTAAAGCTATTATACTTGACATGGCCCGTTTAGTCAATATCTATTCGCTAAACTCATAGTTTTGTGCATAGATACACCCAATTTCAATAGCCTATGCCTATATCCCTGCCATATGATATAGCCTATGCCTATTATACACGGAATATGCAGGAAATATACATGATCCAGGCATAGAAAACAGACCAAAGTCTATTCTTAAAACAGACCAAAGTCGGTTATTAGAAAACAGACCAAAGTCGGTTTTTGAGTTGTCGTTGTAACAATGAGGGT